AACATCCACCGGCTACGGATGGCGCCGCTGCAGCATCCGATGGCGCGCTAGCCCTTGCTGCCCGTGACGCCGAGATCGGCGTTGTAGCGGCCTGTGGCGGCATAGCTCCGATCCGGTCGACCGCTCACCAGCAGGAACTTCATTTGGCCGATGCGTAGACCAGGCCAGATCGGCAATGGATGCATCCGGCGGCCATTCTTCAGCTCCATGGTCAGCCTGCTGCCATACCAACCTGGATCACACCAACCAGCCTCAGCATGATCCCAGCCTTCGCGTGCGCGACTCGACTTGAGAACAAACTGCGCACCGACGTGATCGGGCAGGTTAAAGATCTCCCTGGTCTCCGCTAGGAACCACTCGCCCGGCTGAATCCAGAACGGATCTTGCTGCGTGTGGCCTGTGATGCCAAGGATCTGCAGCTCAGGATGGCCTGCCACCTCGATCATGATCCGATCGCCCAGCGTCACATCCAAGCTGGCTGGGTTCAGGTGATCGTCGTTGTAGGGCGTCACCATCGCCTCCTGCTTGCACAGGCGGCAGATCTCATGATCAGGTAGGAGCATCAGGCGTAGTCCCAGCGGCGGCGTTTGCCATCAGCGCGCCGACCAAGATGACAGAAGGCCGGTGCAGCGTAGCCGAGGCTGAACGGCCAGTTCTCATCGCACCACTTCTCGACAGCTTTCATATCGGCGCCATCGATCACGAAGTCGACTGCACCAACGCCAGGCGCTGAGTACAAATGCTCACTATCAACAGCACCACCCACTGATGCGTTGATTGCTGCCGGCCTATAGCCGCTGGTGAGGATGATGGCTTTGCTGCCAAACCGTTGCCGCACTCGCTCGAGGAACGCCGCCAGCTCCGCTGCAGTATTGACCTGATACTGATGCCGGAATCGACGCGCCTCCTGATCGAGCGCGAACTCACCCAGGCGGATGTGCGGGGTAATCCGTGCGCTGAACGATGAGTCTGGCGTCAGCCTGGCAGGTTCCTGCTGCACCTTCGGCCGATGGTCACCCCACAGCTCGCCTTCTGCTTTGCGCCGGCGGAGCAGGCCTGCCTCGACGTTGCTGCCAGGGTTCCTGTACAACTCCATGGCCTTCGGCACTTGATCCCATGCCTGCTCGCGCAGCACCTTGCTGATCGTCTCGAAGCCGGGCGTGCCGTAGAAGCCAGCGCCGAGGTTGTAGGCGAAGCTCACCAGCGCCGATCGCTGGTTGTCATCCATCACCTTCCAGTGCGGGATGGTGCTGGCCAGCTTGTCGGCAATACGATCCACCTCAAGCCGCAGCATCATGTCGGCCTCGATCATGGTGATCTTGTCGCCACGCTTCACCGGCACGCCACCGCTATAGCGGGTGGTGCCGTAGCCGATCGTCCAAGGATCACCACCGCTGAGCGGATCGGGATAGGCGGAGAGATGCACACCCTCGAACTGCTTGATCAGGTTGATGCCAGCCGATAGATCGATTTGCTTTCCATCCTGCGACCAGGCCTCGAACCACGGCCGATCACGCCGCATCGCCTGCTGATAGCCATTGGCAGCAAGATCCTGCTCAAGCAAGCTGATCGCCGCGGCCTGATGGGGGAGTCCCTTGTAGTACCGGAACAGAGCCTGCAGTGTGATCGGCGCCGTGTTGGCCATGATCAGCGGCGCTTAGGGAATACAACACGCAGCGCTTGAAGGAGGAGCTGAATCCAACTGTTGGACTTCAGCGGGGAGACGGCGATGATCTCGGAGCCAGCGGCCACGATGATCGCGATGATCGCAATGGTTTCAGGGGACATAGCAGCAGTGCCTGAATCTCTAAGTTACTGCTGAAGCTCCAGTGCGCGCACGCGTTTGTCCAAGTCGGACAGTTCGTTGCGTGCGTCGATCTTCAGTTCTTCGATCGATTTGGCCATCTGCACCACGGTGGCCTCGATCCGTGCGGACTGGATCTGCATCGAGATCAGCAGACCGCCGATGGCGATCATGCCAGTAGCTAAGACGGTGGGCAGCGAGGCGGAGAAGACGCCACCTACGCTCTGTGGTTCTTCAGCCATTGCTGCGGCTTCCATCCCATCCATCGTAGCGATCGAACGGGTCCGGCCTCCCCTGCAGAATGACCACCGCACGGCGATAGTAATGATTGTCCGTCTTCCCGACACGCTCGAGGTGGTCGCGAATCTTGCGCCAATTCTCGAGAGTGTCGCGATCCATTAGCGGCCTTGCCCCCGCAGTGGCTTGCGGCCGCGGCGCCGTGGGCGGGACTGCTGGCCGAACCCTTGGCGGGTGGTCTTCGGCGGTCCCGGCTGATGCTCGATCCGAGCGGTGCCGGTCTTGGATTTGACGGCCATTACTCAGTTACCTCGTCTTCAGCAGCAGGCACGGGTGCATAAGGATCCACAGGCCAAGCGGGGTAATCGGCGCCCGTGATGTAGGCAGCCAGTGCGTCGGTGTTGGCGGTGGCGTTGATGGCGGTCACTTTGGTGCCAGCAGCCAAGCGGATCTCTTCGCGCCAGGTCTTCAGCACAGGATCGGCGGCTTTGCCGTTATCAGCCTCGCGGATGATGATCCAGTCGGTGGGGGACAGCAGGCTGTTGGCGGTAGCGCGGGTCTGGGCGGTCCACTGTTCAACGAGTTGAGCGTGATCTTTGGGGATTAGGTGGCCTTCGGCGTCGTAGCCCCAGTAAAAGCGCTGGTCGTAAGGAGTTGGATCAGGCACTTCAGTAATGCCAATAGCCTCCTTCTCCTCGGCGGTAGAGAGGCGCAGCCAGTTGGCGGGGTATTGCGTGCCGTCTGGGGTTTTGAAGGGGGTGTCAACCGCAAGGGGCTGACCGTCGAGCAGGAAGGCCATGGTTAGCTCCGGTGAGTAGATGCCCGTTTCATAGGTCAGCGGGCGAGGGCGTACTTGAAGGGGGATTCTGCGAAGGCGGCGAAGATGTAGGTGTTTCCGCTGCCGTTGAGATTGAGCTGAGAGTTGCGGATTTTGATGCCGTTGGCGGTGAAGTCAAACATATAAGTGCTGCCTCCCGACTCGGCGCTGGAGGAGTTAGGAAACAGAGCAAGATCGACGACGTTCTCGGGGTCGCGCCTGTTGTCAAACATGAACCAGTCGTAGCCGCTGCTGGACGACTTGAAGATGACAAATGCTGGGCGGAAGCCGCAGTGCAAGAACGGACCATCGCTGGACCCATTGCCCGTGTAGCTGCCGAACTTGCTGAAGCCCGCGACTTCGGACCACAGGTAGGCGACGTAGTTTTTGCTGCTTTCGTTGTGTACGTTGGATGAAGTGCCACCAACATAGAAGTTGCTTGAAGTTGGCACCGTGTTGCCCCAGTAAGAGGATGAAGTTGATTTGGCTGATGTGGTGTTTAACGAAAGAAAATCACCTGCTCCAAACGAGCCGTGCCATACCAACCAATTATCGGTTCCGGTCACTTGCGCTTCACGCCCCTTGGTAATCATTAGTTGCGGTGCAACGCCAAGGCTGTGTGCAACCGACCTTGCGGCATTACTTGCGTTCCCCGTATAGGTCACAATGTCAAACCCCGGCGTGGCGCTTTCTTTCCAGCACCAGGCGACGTAGGTGGCGGTGCTTGTGTTGAGTTTGGCAAGTGTGCCGATGTTGAAGCCGTTGCTGTTGAAGGCGGTTAGACCTTGTGTCTGTGTGGTTTCCGCTGCAGTGCTATTGCTAACCAGATCAAGTTGCACACCACGCACGGCGTCGTAAAGCGCGTGATCGGTGGCACCAGAACGACCTTTGATCCAAACCAAATCAGGGCTGAAGCCGAGTGAGCTGGTGGGTGTCAGCGCGGATCCGGTGCCGGTGTAGGTCACCACATCCATGTAGCTGCTCGGCTTCTTAATCGACGGCTCGGGCAGGTTCTGCGTGTTCAGCGCCACGAAGCCCGACGGCGGGGTGTACGCGAAGGGGCGTTGGCCGAAGTTGCAAACTGCCGTTACAGAGGACCCGCTGTAGCAACTTACGGCTGGGAAGTAGGGACCCGATGTAAGCCCAGTAAAGGCTGTCCCTTGGCTTGTGTTGTCTCGGTAAAACGTAAGCGTTCCGTTGTCGGCATCAAATGCAATGCCAATAGTATTTGCAGATGTCCAAGTAGAACCGTAGGCAGCGTTGGATCCATTCGTGTATTTTGTACCATCTACATTGAAATATGACCACCCGGAAGCATCCGATCCAACATAACTCGTAAGTGTTGCTGCGGATTTTGCAATCCCGGCCATGATCGCCTGGTACGGGGATGTGCCGGTGGTTGCGTTGGGAGAGCTGACCTCCCAATACCACTTACCAGAAGTGATTGCAAAAGTCGCTCGTGCTGTGCGCCAAGCGGTAGCGGTGTAGGTTCCTTCAAGATTTCCATTAGCAAGCGCCAGCCCGCCATTGTCTAGCGGATTGAGCGTGCAGTAATTCCCCCTGCCATTGCCGCCATCGGCGTAGGGCGTTGGGGTGTCGATCATGCTGTCGTTGCCGGCACCAGCGGTCACGCTGAAGTTGTTGGGCGTCCAGTTGTTGCTGTTGCCGCTGCTGTCCTTGCCCAGCGTGGTGCTGGTGGTGCCGCTGTTGTCCGAGAAGTTGAGGTAGAAGCCGTTGGTGCCGTAGGTGCCGGCATACTTCTTGGGCTTCCAGACGCCGGTGATGGTGTCGGTCTCGCCAAAGCTGCTGGGGGTCAGGGCTTGGCCGTCGATGAAGTTGATCTCGGTGAGGTAGCCGTCAAGATAGCCAGAGCTTGAAAAACCAACTGATCCGCTTCCAATGCGGTGGTCGTTTGTATTGTTAATTTCAAGATCTAGATTTTGTGCAGGGTATGTTGCAGTTGTAAAGACAGTAATTTGAGTCCCGTTGACGTAAATCTTTACCCGGTTAGTGTCTGTTGCTTGGGTCGTGTCCACAGCCAAGGTGATGTGGTACCACGCAGATGAATCGCGAAATACTTGTGTTGTGCTTAAACGAAACGTATGAGTACCTGTGTAGCGGGCAAACGTTAGACCATCGGTAACGTTATCTTGAAACTGCAGATAAGTGATTATGCCGCTCGAACCTGCAGTGAAGGTTTTGTTTTCGTCTCCAAGTTTTGAGCGTTTTACCCACCCACTCCAGGTAAATGTGCGCCTATTTCCCGCACTCGCCGGAGTCCTGTTGAGGTACGCCGAATCCGCCGAGTTGAACCGCAGGCTGCGTGAGATCTTGTAACCTTGCTCGCCACCAAGCAACAGGAGGTTGGCGCTTCCGGGAACTCCCATGAATCAGCTCAGGTTGGTCAGCAGTTGTGCGTGGATGCTAGTCGTGCTGCGGACCGTGTACACCAAGCAATCCACGGCTGACAACGTGCTGGTGACGGTGGGCGCAGTACCGCCGCTGAAGTCCCAGTAGCTGCCGAACGCCAGCGTCCGCGCTGTGCTGGCATCCTGCGTGATGAAGATCGCGCCACTCTGGCCTGCCGTCAGGTTAGTGGGATTAGCCAAGGTGACCGTGTGCCCCAGCGTGATGCTGAAGTTGTTGGCCAGTGCAAAGTCCGGCGTCACCGTGCTGGCTGAGGTCAGGGCAGTGATCGCACCACGCTGAGCGGCGGTATAACTCTGCGCCAAGCCGAGCAGCGGCACCGTACCAGTGGCATCTGGCAGCGTGATCGTGCGGTCTGTGGTTGGGTCCGTGACCGCCAGTGTGGTTTCGTTGCCGTCAGCGGTGCTGCCCTCAAACACCAACGAACCAGCGGAGCCGATCTCAAGGGCGCCGGTGATGGTGCCGCCGGAACTGAGCAATGGCGACGCCCAGCTCAGCGTTCCGCTGCCATTGGTTACCAGCGTCTGATTGGAGCTGCCGTCAGCATTTGGTAGCGTCCATGTGACGTTGCTAGCGACGGTTGACGGGGCTTGAAATGCCAGCCAGTTGCTACTGTCAGAGTCGGCAAAGCGCAGATCGCCCTGTGCGTTCAGGGTGATGTTGCCGTTGAAGGTCTTGCTGCCAAACTCACCATCGAGCTCAAGCAGTTCCACCCATGCCGAGTTAGCCGCATTGCGGATCTTGAGCAGGCCGGTGGTTGTATCTGCCCAGAGCTGGAAAGCGTAGGTGGTTGCCGGCTCGGTCGCGCCGCTGTTGTTCGTGACGATCGCACCGAGGGCGCCGTTGATGTCGGATCTAACCGCCGCACCAGTGCCGTTGGCTATGACGTAATCGTGCTGAGCCACGAATCAAGCGCCCACTAATAGACCGAGTTTAGCCCTGCCGTCCATATCCGGTTGCACTCCATGTAAAGTTGCGGGTGACGGGACTACCACCGGAGTTGAAAAAGCTGATCTGGAAGCCGGTGCCAGTCACGTTGGAGATCTGGAAGTAATCGCCGGCCTGCAGGTTTTGTGCCGTCACACCGACGCTGGGCAGATAGGCGTTCAAACCGCCGATGCTGGCCGTCCCAGTGAAGAACGGGTAGGGAAAGGTCACGGCGGTGTTGGTGGTGCCGCTCGCTGCGGCGTTGCTCTGCTCAGTCCGGCGCTGGACGGTGGCGAGGTAGCCCAGCTCATCGACAAGGATGTTTTCGGCAACGTCGTTACTGGTCAGCGTGGTGCGGAACTGAAAGCCCCGGCCACGGAAGGTGCCATTGACGAACGGCTGCCATGCGCCCCAGGTCGGACTGCTGCTGGGATTGTCGGTGGTGCTGCGGAGTTCGAGGATGGCGTTCACCGAGTCGATCACGCCACCATCCCAATCGCTCCAAGTGTCTACCTCGCCTAAACGGCTGTCGATCAGGTCGCTGGGGAAATAGCCACGGGTGACGAAGTAGCGGCTGAAGTCGATGGAGAAGGTGTTGCCGAAGTCAACGGTGGCGGCGAAGTTGTAGGTGCCAGATGATTGAACGTCGCCCATCACGTCAAAAGTCACCAACGCATCAACATCCAGCACATCGTCCAGCAGTTCAGAACCGTCCAGCGTCAGTGCATCAAACTCATCGCTATAGAAGACGTTGGTGCGCGTGCCTTGGAAAGGCGGGGAATCCTGATCTTCGCGGCGATTGATCAGCGTGAGTGGTGCCAGCGTGTCGGGCAGGTCGATGATGATGCTGGTCTCGCTGGCGCTCTGGCGGCCGCCGTCATCCTCAAACTTGACCAGCACTTCGCCTTCCACCAGCGGGATGATGGCCTCGGTCGCGCTACCGGATTTGGCGGGAATCAGGTCAACGCTGTTGCTCCAACTTGCGCTGCCATCCGTCAGGTTGCTGTGGCGGATGTGGATCTTGCCGCCAACCTTTACGTCGAGGTCTACGGTTTCGTCCCAGCGCAGGCGGCCGGAGTTGGCATTGATCGCCTCGAAACTCAGGTTCTGGACGTTGCCGGGGACGGCGGTTTTGCCGATCGCCGCAAAGTTGAGTGAGGCCGGCGACGTGCTTGGAGTGCGCGCACCGTTGAGCGTATAGACCCGAATCTCGTAGGTCTGTGCAGTGATGTCGAGGATCTCGTAATCAGTTTGCGGAACGTTGACGGTTGTCCAGTTTCCGTTCAGTGGACGCCATTGCACCTGATACTCAGATGCTCCGACCACAGCACCCCAGCTCACAATCAGCTTGACCCGTGCCTGACCGTTGCTTTCGTAAATGGTCTCCGATGCGGAGAGGTTGCTTGGCGCTGGCTTCGGTTCGTTGAGCTTGGTGATAGCACGAGCCTCGAGCTTGAAGCCGCGCTCGACGTAGTTGTATTTGCTGGCGTTGTACGCGATCGCGGTGACTTCGTACTGAACGCGATCGATTTCGCTGATCGTTAGCACGCGCCAAGTGCTGGTCTCGATTGTGCTGTTGCTCAGCACCCAGATGCTATTTGCGTTCGGTGCAGTGCTGAACGCCGAGCCGACCGTAATGTTTGCGCCAGCGATGCTGCTGATCGCCTTGGTCTCGACGGTGCCATCAGGCAGGATCACCGATAGCGTCGCGCTGCCTGTGGTGACCAAATCGGTCTCGGCGGTGTCGTCGATTGTGATCACGGTGGTGGTAGCTGATGCGATGCGACCACCACGGCGCACACCAGCCTTCACCGGATCGGCCACCTCGATTACTTGCCCTGGCCTGACGACCACGCCAGCATCCACGGAGGTTCTGAAGGAAACCACCTCGGTCTCGTACTGCTCGGTATAGAGCAGCCACTCGCCGAGGCGGGCAGCTTGCCCGCGGCTGGTGCAGGCGAAGGCTTTGATGTTGGTGGTGATGACGCCATACTTCGCGATGGCGTCCTTGTCCTCCACTACCTCGTAGGCAATGTCCTGCGTCTCGAGATCGAGGTAGCTGATGATCGCGACCGTGTGCCTGGTCTTCAGATCCGAGCCGGTGTAGGTGAAGCCATCAGCACTGACATTGGCCAGCGTGAATAGATAGCTGGCATCGGCCGGCTTGTCTTGGCTGATCGTCAGGCTGCCGGTGCTCCAGTACGGCATCACCCGCATTACGGAGCACAGATCGTTAATCAGCTTGTAAGCCTCCTCCTGGTTTTGGATCAGGGCATTGCAGGAGAACCGCGGCTCGAATCCACCGAAGCCATCATCGACTGTGGCCGAGGCGTACTGGCTGGCGGAGTAAAAGGCGAACTTGTCGAGCTGGCTAGCAGTGATGTGATCGCCCAGTCCCCAGCGGGTATTGGTCAGCAGTGCGTAGAGGATCCAAGCTGGATCTGAAGTCCAGACCGCAGCGCCGAAGGTGCCATTCCATGCGCCGGCATAGCTGATGGCGCCGGTGGTCTGATTCACAGTCCCGTTGCTTGGGATCTGCACCTTCATCCCGCGGATGCGATAGCTGCGGTTTGGAATGCTGCTGAACTGCTCAGCATCCAGGCGCATCGCAACCAGTGCGCTGTTGGGATAACGCAGTTTCTGCTCAGTGATCTCGGTGTAGCTCGACCAGTAGAAGTCGTTGAGCAGGTTGGTGTCGACGCTATCGGCGGTGACGCGCACCACGCGCACATCAACCGGGAACGCCCCGGTGAAGCTCACCTTGTAGTCCTTCTGATATTGATCAGCGGTGCGGCCGGCGATCGTGTCATCGATCACGGTGGTGTAGCCGCCACCGTTGTATTGCACTTGGATCCGCAGATTCAAGTTGGTGCCTCTTACATCACCCTCATCGGTGTATTGCTCAAGTCGCGGCACCGTGATGGTGACCCGAACGGCGTCGACTGTGGTGTCGGTGATGGTGCGTGTGATCGGCGTGGCCTGCTCGACCTTCACCTGAACGCTGCTTTCCCGTTCAATATCGGAGAAGCCGGGGATGTAGGTCTGCGCCTGCGTGCCATACCTGGTCTGCAGCGTGACGTTCTGGAAGTTGTAGTCGGCCGTCTGCGGATTTGTCGCATCAGCGCCTTGACGCAGAATCTGCGTGCCGTTCAGGAATACATCCTTGAGCAATGCTCGGTTGTAGTCAGCGCTATCGCGCGCATAGGCCGCGGCCGATGGAAAACCTTCGATCTCGCCTTCACTTAGCAGGTCGACGAACGTCGCATATTGCTTCGAGGCCAGCGTGTCTGGATCACGAACTGGCGTCCGAGTTGGCGCGACAACAGTCTGCTGGACGACGGTTGTCCCACCGCCGCCTCCACCGCCTCCACCTGCGCCACGGATCAGTTCGCTCATGCTTCTATCTGCACGGTGTCGATGCCGGCCGAGATCACCACGGAGCCGCAGATCACTTCACCGAACGCTAGGGGCAGCGGCACGCCTGCCCGGCTGGTGTTCTGAATCCCGCTGAAGCTGTAGGACTTCTGCGGATCCATCTCGGTGTTCGTGGTGCCCTGTGGTCCGCTGTAGGTGCCAGAGCTGGCCAGCGTTGGGGTTGGCGTCAGCGCCTGCGAGATACCGCCCAAGATCAGCGCGCCGCCGAGGATGCCGATCTTGGTGACAACAGCACCAGCAAGGCCAAGGCCAAGGCCAGGAATGAAGATCGCTGCAGCGACCAACGCAACGCCAGCAAGGATCTGCCCCACGCCACCACCAGCGCCGCCAATCACCGGCACGATCTTGATCGCATTGCTGCCAGCCGGACCATGCAGTTCCTCCATTCCTACGGCATGATCGCCGACCATCACGCGGTAATGCCGCCCGTCTTGGCACATGTGCCGCTCGACCTGCGGATAGTTGGCCAGCAGGAATCGGATCGCTTCTGCTGCACTATCAACGGCCGCCATGAACTTGCGCCGTCCGAGGAACTTGGCGAGCTGCCCATACACTCGGATCTCGCGCAGCATGGCAACCTCAGCCTTCGGTCAGTTTATCGGCGTCGCGATGGCGAAGTCTACGGCCACAACAAGACTGCAACCAGCCACCGTACAGATCCCGGCTCGAGAGGCGACCGCGGAGATGGTGCAGCACCAACTGATCACCGATATACACACCGCAGTGGTTGAGGCCACGGCCTTCGATGTTCATCAGCAGGCCATCGCCAAATTGCAACGGCTCCTCCTCCGGCAGTTGATAGAAGCCAGCATCCTTCCAGAAACCATCGAATAGCGGCTGCACCTCGAAGTCCGCATGGGTGGCCGGTCGATCCCAGTCCGGCAGATCGATGCCGTGCTCGCCGTACCAGTCACGCACCAGTGTCCAGCAGTCGCTCACATCCCACACCCAGCTCCGGCCAATGAGCGGTGCCTTGTAGCCAGTGGGGTGGGTTTCAGACCAGGCTTCAGTCTTGGGGTTGTAGATGAACCAGGGCAGGCCGGTGGCCTCGATGCTGATCAGATCGGCCTGGCTCGGTTCCGGCGGCGTCACCGGATGGCTATGGAAGACAGCTACGACTTCCCCTGCCTCCTCAGCAGCCGCATAGTCCTCAGGAGAGAGGACGAACTGTGTGCCATCTTGATCCAGATTGCAGCAAGGCCAATAACGGCGACGGCCTTTGATAACGACCACCAAGCCGCAAGCCTCACGCGGATCTTCCTCGGCCGCATGAAGTGCGGCGTCATCTTTCCAGCTCATACGGTGTAGGCGCCGATGCCAGGGAAGCTGCCATAGGGCAGCTCGGAGGTCGCCCCGAACCGTAGCTTGCAACTGTTGAGGCGTTTGCCGCATACATCAGCGGCCAGTGTCGCGACCGAGTTGTCGTTCGCATCGAAGTAATTGCTGCCGGTGTAGCCGCACTCTGTCGAGCGGTAGACCCATTGGCAGATGTTGGCGATGCACTGCCGCTTCGGCGCCCGCACACCCACTAGGTCGAACGCCGCGGCCAGCTCAAACTCCACTATCTGCCGGCTCTCGGATGATTTGCGCGCGATCTTGTAGACCTCCCGCGGGAACTCAGCGGTCGGGTCCGGCGTGCCGTATGGGTTGGTTCCGCCGGTGAAGTTGGCGCCATCGATGTAGCGCGCCATGGTGCGGATCCTGGTCAGCGTTGCCCCTGTCAGATCATTGCCGGCAGTGGTCGCATTGACTGTCGCGAGGATCGTGGTGATGCTGCCGAGGATGTTGCTCACCTTGATCTTCGGCCGCGGCAGGCTGCCGGTGCCTGTGTATTCAAATCCTTCGGCCTCGACCGGGAACCGCTGATAGTTGTTGCTATTCCAGACCAGCTCACCGTTGGCGTCCATATTGCTGCCGGCGTGGAAGCGGTACACCGTGTTGCTGCCATGCAGAGCGGTGACGAGCTGCAGCTCGAACAGCTCGATGATGCTGCTCGGCGCGATCTTCTGTAGCTCTGAGACGGGTATCGCCATGGCTACGGCTCGAACACCTCTATGAAGGTGGCAGTGATGTTATTGAAGTTGCAGGAGCGCAGCGTGGTCTGCCACTCCCTGCAGATGTACTTGCCAGCAGTGCCGCTAGGCGGGGTCCAATCAAAGCTCTCGACGCCAGCTCGAGCATCCAAGAAGGCCGTGATGTTGTCGCGCTCGGTATCGGTCCGGTTTAAGAAGTTGAGTTGCCACTCCTTGCCATTGCGGTGCAGGCCGAAGCCGACGCGATGCTGGTAGCCATCACCTGCTTCGAAGGTGACCACCCTCGGCTTGCTGATCTCAGTGGCCTCGAAGCTGGGCGTGTAGGAGAAGGTGGCCATTAGTTAAGCAAGCCTCCTGGGCGCTTCTGAATCACGATCTCATTCTTGACGGCTTCGCTGATTGCCCGGCCGAACTCGGCGCCCTTGGCGTTATCACCTTGAACGCTGGTGCCGCTGGCGTCAACGTTCACCACCACGCTCACACCGCCGCCACCGTTAGTGGCTTGCACACCGAGGCGGCCATCCCGGCCACGGCGCAGCGGCATGATCGCCTCAGGTCCG